GCGCCGCAGCTACTGGATGGGCCCGGTGTGCCTGCACGACAGCCCCAGCCCCTACCCGCACCCGCACTTCCCCTACGTGCCCTTCTGGGGCTACCGCGAGGACATGACCGGCATCCCGTTCGGTCTGGTGCGCGACATGATTTTCCCGCAGGACAACCTGAACAGCACGCTCGCCAAGCTGCGCTGGGGCCTGTCCTCGTCGCAAACCTTCCGCACGAAGGGCGCCACGACCCTGACCGACGAGCAGGTGCGCCGCATGGCCGCCCGCCCGGACGCCGATTTCGTGCTGGATCCCGAGCACTTCCGCCAGTTCCCCAACGCCCGCTTTGAAATCAAGCGCGATTTCCAGCTCAACGCCCAGCAGTTCCAGCTCATGGGCGACAGCCGGGCCGCAATCCAGCGCGTGAGCCCCATCACCCCCGCATTCCAGGGCCAGGAGGGCACGGCACGGTCGGGTGTGCAGGAGCAGACCCAGGTGGAGCAGTCCGAGATTGGCACGGCAGACCTGATGGACAACTTCAAGGACGCGCGCACGTTCGTGGGCGAGCAGCTCCTGGCCATGGAAATCGAAGACCTGGGCAAGGAAGAGCAGACCATCGTGATCGAGGGCGACGCCATCAACGAACCGCGCACCGTGGTGCTGAACCACCCCGAGATTGATGAGGAAACGGGCATCCCCTACCTGAGCAACGACGTGCAGCGCACCCGCATGAAGGTGGCGCTCGAAGACGTGCCCAGCTCGAGCAGCTTCCGCGCGCAGCAGCTGTCGGCCCTGTCCGAGGCTACGAAGTCGCTGCCACCAGAGATGCAGCAGGTGGTCATGCCGTTCATGATCGACCTGATGGACCTGCCCCGCAAGAAGCAGGTCGTGGAAGAGCTGCGCAAGGCCCAGGCCGGCGCCCAGGCCGACCCCGAGGCCATCCGCAAGGAGGTGGAGCGCGAACTGCGCTACGACATCGAGCTGCGCAAGGTGGGCGTGCTGGAGCGCACGGGCGACGCCCAGGTGCAGAAGCTCATCAAGGACGCCGTGCAGGTCGCCATCACGAGCACCTTCACCGCGATGCAGGCCGCCAGCCAGCTGGCCATGAACCCAGGCATCGCGCCGATAGCCGACGCCGTGATCCAGGGCGCGGGCCCAGCCGCAGCCCCCACGCCTGGCGGTGTGGACCCAGGGTTCAGCGACCTGGCCACCGAGATGCCGGCCACCAATGCCGTGATGTCCGACACCACCGGGGCCACGGCGAACCCTGTTGCCACCGCTGAGCCCGTGCAGGAGAATACGTCACCCGCCTTCCCGCCCGTGCCGCAGCAAGCGCCGAGCCCGATGGGCGGTGTTGAAACCACAACCCCAGCGGACAACTTCACCCCCGCATAAGGAGCAACATGACAACGACCGGCCCCCTGTACCAGATCAACGTGGCCATCACGCTGACCCTGGACCACGCCCCCGCAGTCCACGACCAGCAGGTCATGGGCGCGCTGTGGATGGTCTACCAGGACATGCGGCAAAACCGCACGACCACGGCGAACAAGACGTTCGTGCTGCCCTTCACCGACGGCAATATCGCATTCAGCGCCAGTGAGCCCATAGAGCTTCTGCCCACCAACGGCCACGAGGTGCCCGCCCTGGCGCCCGTGATGCCGGACCTGCCCTCAAAGGCCGAGGTGGTCGAGCTGCTGAGCGTGCAGGCCGACAAGGTGGCCACGCCAGCGCCGCGCCTCATCGACGGCAAGACCCTGCCCGCCAACATCCCCGACTACCAGCTGCGCGTTCTGCTGGAGAAGGATGAGCTGGACACCAAGCTGGTGGCCCTGCAGGCCTTCATCGGCACCGAGGCATTCCGCGCTCTGCCCGTGGTGCAGCAGGATCTGCTGGCCCAGCAGCACAGCGCCATGGAACGCTACAGCAGCGTGCTGGCCGAGCGCATCAAGACGTTCGGCATCGACTTCAAGGGCTGAGCCATGAACCCGCTGCACATCATTGCCCTGGCGCTCGCCGCCGTGGCCGCTGTCGTGGTCATTTGCCATTCGTTCGGTGCGCGCCGCGTGCCTGACGCCGCCATCATCGTGCTTGTTGCGCTGATCGCCTCGTGCTCAGTGGCCGGTGGTTCGACATGATCGAGGTATGGCTGATCGCCCTCTGGATGTGGCTGGAGGCCCGTGCCGCGCGCAAGGCCTGCAAGCGCCTGGAGCGCCAAAACCCTGCATAGGGTTCGCCAGCCACGCACCAGGCGGCAGAATTAAGGCTCCCACCTACCAGGTGTCGGAGCCTTCTTCAATTTGGAGCACACCATGAAATCTTCGCGCAGCATCTTTTCCCGGCTGATCGCCGTCGCAGCCATTGGCCTCATTGCCGCCGCCACCGTCGTCATTGACACCGCCATGCGCTTCGGCGGGTATGCCCGTGACTACTTCGCTGTGGCCGTCGGCATGTTCAAGCGCAGCGACCCGCATTTCCCAGTGAGCGCACCCCACGCCACGCCGGCCCTGGGCCTGGTGCAGGCGAAGGCCTTCCTGATGCGCATGGCGCAGCGCCCACGCCCCGAGGATTCGAGCCTGTGGCGTATGTCCCCGGCGAACTAACCCCTGATACACCCTGAGCACCAAAAGCCACCACATCCGGTGGCTTTTTTCGTTGTCACCCCGTATAGGGTTCGCCTGTAGGACGACGACTGCGCACACTCCATCGCACGCGGTCCATATTGGCCCGCGACGCCCACCTAAACAGGCCCGGCCGGATAGCCGGGGATGGAGCAAACCTTGACAACTGAAGCCCAAAAACTGCTTTCACTGGCACTCGACGGAAAACTCGATATGGATTCGGATGAATCTCAGATCGAAGCCGCGCTTGCCGGTACGAGTAATACCGGCACCCCTGAACCCGCCGCAGCACCGGCACCGACCCCAGCACCACCAGCCCCAGCGCCAGCACCGGCCGCAGCTACTCTGGAAGAGCAGCCCGCACCGATCGCCAGCAAGTCGGGTAGCTACACGATCCCCTACGAGAAGTTGACCGAAGCCCGCAGCAAGGCCGCCACCCTGGAAGCCGAAAACGCGACGCTGAAGAAGACCCTCGAAGACCTGCAAGCTGCAGCAGATGCCCGGCAAGCTGCCGGCGCCGCGCCAACGCAGCAGGACCAGAACCTGGCCGCAGCGCAGGCCGCCATTGACGCCGGGGCAAATCCCGAAGTCTTCGGCGACTTCAGCGAGCAGGCTCTGGCCAAGGGAGTCACCGAAATCGCAGTCAAGACTGTGAACGACGCCGTGGACAAGAAGGTGGCCGACGCCATCGCTCTGGCCCTGGCGCCGTACAAGCAGGCCCAGGAGCTGACCGAGGAACAGCGCTACTTCGCGCCCATCCTCGATAAGCATCCCGATGCGATTGAACTGGTGGAATCGGCCGAATTCAAGGCATGGAAGGACACCCAGCCCGCGTTTACGCGCGCTGGCATCGACCATGCCCTGGACAAAGGCACGAATGGGGAAGTGATCGAAGTCTTTGACACCTTCAAGAGCGCCACCGGCAAAGCCGCGGCACCGGCCCCAAAGCCGGACGCCCGTGCGATCGCCGAGCAGGCCCTGAAGGATGCCAAGGGCACGCCCCCTGTGAGCTTGTCCGACATGCCTGGCGCAGCGGACTCGAACACTTCGGAGGCTGAGCGCGTTGCGGCGCTCGCAGGCAATCCCGGTGCGTTGATGGACTACATGGCGACGTTGAGCCCTGAAAAGCAAAACCGCCTCATGAACAGCGTTGTGTAACCCACCCCGCTACCCCAGTAACCAGGGCCCTCAAGGGCCCGACACTCCCCTGTAGGAGAAGGCTATGAGCAAGACCAATGTAGGCGCAGGTTCCCCGAATGCGCAGTTCGTACAGGCCGCTGGCCTGTTCGCACAATCCATGCAGCGCAATTCGACGCTGAACCGCATGGTGGGCACGATGCCCAAGACCGAGGCCGAGGTGAACGAGGTCATCCGCAAGCAGACCAGCACGGATATGCCCATCGTTCGCACCGTGAACCTGGAGCGCGGCGACGGTGACGAGGTGGAATTCCACTTCGTGCAGCCTGCCGGTGCGTATCCCATCATGGGTTCGCGCATGGCCGAAGGCAAGGGTACCGGCATCAACCTGGACAAGGCGCGCGTGCGTGTCAACCAGGCCCGTTTCCCCATTGACTTGGGCGACACGATGACCGACCTGCGCAGCCCGGTGGAATTCCGCAAGCTGGGCCGCCCCATCGCGCAGTCCTTCATGGACAGCTACCAGGACCAGTCCACGCTGGTGCACCTGGCCGGCGCTCGCGGCTTCCACAACAACATCGAGTGGCGCGTACCCACGGCTGATCACCCCGATTTCGAGGCGATCATGATCAACGATGTGAAGGCGCCCACGAAGAACCGCCACTACATCGCCGACGGCAGCGCCATCAAGCCGTTCGCCCTGACCGGCGCCGACGTGGACCTGGCCACCACCGATGTGCTGGACATGGACGTTGTGGACTCCATCCGCAACATGATGTTCTCGATCCCGCTGCCGCCCCCAGTCATCAAGCTGCCGGACGACGATGCGGCTGACGACAACCCCATCCGCGTGCTGCTGTGCTCGCCCGCGCAGTTCTTCAGCTTCAGTCAAGACCCGGCTTTCCGCCAGTTCCAGGCTGCTGCCCTGACCCGCGCCCGCGACGCCAAGAATCACCCCCTGTTCCGTGGCTCCATGACGGGCTGGTGGAACGGTGTGCTGATCATGCAGATGCCCAAGCCCATCCGCTTCTACGCCGGGCAGGTCATCAAGTACGCGGCCAGCAACACCAGCGAGACGGAAAGCGACGCCTTGGTGCCAACCAGCTTCGCCGGTACCCACGCTGTGGACCGCGCCCTGCTGCTGGGCGGCCAGGCGCTGGCCCAGGCCTTCGGCCGCAGCAAGCACGGCGGCATGCCCTTCTTCTGGAAGGAAAAGGACTTCGACCATGGCGACAAGATGGAGCTGCTGATCGGCGCCATCCAGGGCATGGCGAAGATCCGCTGGCTGGTGGACCAAGGCAGCGGTGCCAAGCAGTTCACGGACCATGGCGTGATCGCCATCGACACGGCGGTGCCGATCACCAGCGCCATGTAATTGACCGGGCCGGCCTTCGGGCTGGCCAGTCATGCCAACGTCTGAACCCAACTTTCAAGGAGCGCCAACATGGCCACCATCGAACTGAAATACAACCCGCGTGTCAACGTGGGCGCAACCCCCTGGGGCAATGAGCACGGCCTGCAGTACACCCTGACCACCAACTCCATCGGCGCCGCTGTCGGTAGCAACTCTGCTGCCGCCCTGGCAATTGCCGACAAGGTGATCCTGGGCCGCATCCCAGCCGGGTCGGTGCTGAACGATGCCCTGTTCATCATCTCCACCACCTTCACGGCATCCGTGACCGGCACGCTGGGCTTCGAGTACGCCGATGGCGTAGACGATGCCGACGTGCCCCAGGACGCGGACTACTTCGCTGCTGCCGGCATGGTGCTGACCACCGCCGCGCGCCTGCGCCAGTCGACCGCCGTCGCGCCTGTGACCCTGCCGAAGGAAGCCAACCTGGTTCTGGTGATCGCCGGCGCGGCCAATGCCAAGGTGGCACGCCTGGACGTGATCCTGCACGTGGCATCCGAGGGCGTGCTGTAAAGCACCCCAGCACGTGAGATGGGCCGGCTTGTCCGGCCTGTCTCGCATCTGCACCACCACAGGAGAACACCATGCAATTGACGCGCATCCAGTACACCGGCCGCAAGGTGTACAAAGATAAGCACTCCCGCAACACCTGGAACCCCGGCGACATCATGCTGGTGAGCCCGGAGGCTGCCAAGAAGCTGCTGGGCTTCGCCGAGTTCAAGGAAGCCAGCACGGCCAAGGCCACCGCGACCGAGAAGAAGCCAGCCGCAGCCGACACCGGCGCGGGAAAGAAGCCCTCCGACGGCCTGAAGGTTGCCGAGCTGATCGCCGCCCTGAATGCCAAGGGCATCGTGATCCCCGAAGGCGTGACCAAGAAGGATGACCTGGCCGACCTGCTGGACAACGCCAAGGACGAATCCGAACTGTCCGAAGAAGAGCTGCAGGCCCGCATCAAGATCCGCGAAGAGCGAGAGCGCCTGGACGCCAAGAAGCGCGAGCTGGAAAACATCCTGATGGAAGTGGATTCCATGCCTAAAGCCGCGCTGGTCGAGTACGCGCAGAAGTTCGAGCGCAAGCTGGACACCAGCAAGAAGGTAGCTGACCTGCGCGCCGAGGTCGTTGAGATGGTGCACGAGTTGGGCCCACGGTAAATCGCCATGAACCTGACCGAATTGATCGCCCGCTACCGCCTGGAGGCCACCGACAACGCGTGCCCGCCGTTCGTCTCGGATGAGACAGCAACGATGTGGTTCAACGATGCCGAGCGCCAGGCGGCCATTCGCGGGCGGTTGATTCGGGAAGATTCCATCGACGCGCTGACCAACCTGGTGTTCGTGGTCGACCAGACCACCTACCGCCTGCACTCGGCCGTGTACGAAATCATCAGCCTGCACCTGGTGCCACTGGCATCGCCGACGCGCACGCGGCCCATCACCTTGCGCTCACGTGAGGCCATGGACCGCTACTGCCGCGACTGGCGCGTGGACAGCACCCGCTGGGATGACTATGCCATCCAGGATGACAAGTCCCTGCGCTTCCTGGGCAAGTACGAGGCCGGCGACATCATGCAGCTCGAGTGCTACCGCACCCCGCTGAAGAAGATGAAGGTCGGCAACGACGTACCCGAGATTGCCGAAATCCACCATGAACAGCTGGTGCACTGGGTGCTGCACAAGGCCTTCAACATGCCCGACCCGGATCTGTTCGACCCGAAGAAGGCAGCCGAGGCTGAGGCCGCATTCACCGACTACTTCGGGCCCATGCCTGACAGCGACCTGCGCCGCAGCACCCGCACCGACCAGGTGCACCACAACGATTCGTTCTTCTGACCATGGCCACCACGCCTGCCAAGCCCCCACGCTTCGGCCCATTCCCCGTGGGCATGGACAACCGCGCGCCCGACTACGAAATGGCAGTCGAGGGCGGCCACCTGCTGCGCGACGCGCTCAATGTGGACGTGACCGCGCAGGGCATCGTCAAGACCCGCCCGGGCTACGCATTGAGCGAGTCGGGCCTGGACTGCCATTCCGGCTGGAGCCCTCGGAGCGGTGCTTACGGCCTGTACTGCGACAGCGGTGACATCTTCCGCATCGACGTGGCAGCCGACGGCAGCACCACCCGCAGCCAGGTGGCTACCGGCTACGGCCGCGTGACCCCCGTGGTGTATTGCGAGGTGAACGAGGCTGTCTACTTCACGGACGGCATCCGTGTGGGTTCCTACCACCCGGTGGCCAACGGCCCCACGCCTCGCTGGCTGGACGCTGCCCCCCGCATGGTGGGCGATGTGCAGCTGGCCCAGATGCCGCCTGGCGCCTGCATTGCGCACCAGGGCGCCCGGCTGCTGGTGGCCGTGGGCCGCTACCTGCTGTACAGCGAGCCGTTCACCCCGGGCCTGCGCGACGAGGCCAAAAACTGGGCGATCTTCCCCATGCCTATCACGGCCATCGTCGCTGTGGAGGCCGGCGTGTTCGTCCTGTCCGACAAAACGTACTGGCTGCCTGGCGGATTGCCTGCTCAGGGCATGCGCGCGGTCAAGGAATACGGCGGCCCGCTGCAGCAGCCCAGCTACCAAGAGGACGGTGCCGCGCACTGGATGTCGTCGCGCGGCCTGATGGGCTCCAACGCGGCCGGCGAGCTGGGCAACCTGCAGGAGGCGCACGTGGCCATCGAGGTCGAAGGCGCCGCCTCCACTCTCTTCCGCGAGACGGATGGCATGAAAACCATCCTGTCTGCGCTCTCCACCCCCAGCAGTGCAGGTGCCGGTGTCGGCTCCTACATCGAGGCAACCATTCACCGAAAGGCCACCCCATGAACGCATTCCTGCCTTGCGGCTTCGTCTACGAGATGACGGCGCGCGACCGCCACACCGGCATGAAGGCGTGGCGCGACTCCCTCAAGAACCGCGTGCCGATGGAAGGGCTCAATTCCATCGCTCAGTTCTTCAAGGCCGGCACCGGCCCTGCCAATCTGTACATGGGCCTGTGGTCCGGTGCGCACGTGCCCGACGGCACCGAGACGGCGGCCACTCTGCAGTCCATCGTGACCGAGGTGACCGGCTACGACGGCGCCACGCGCAAGACCGTGACGCTGGGCAGCGTGGCCGACGGCGGCCTGTCCAATGCCGATGCCATGGCGCGCTTCCAGTTCAACGCCACCCTGACCGTCAACGGCGCTTTCATCAGCACCACGTCGGCCAAGGGCGGCAGCACCGGCATCCTGTATTCCATCGTGCGCTTCCCCACGGCCCGTTCGGTGGACAACTCCATTTACATGGATGCCCTCGCCGCCTTTCAACTCGTTTCCATGTAAGGAACCACCATCATGACCCTCAAAGCATCTACCGGGCTGCGCAACTACATGCTCGCCACTGGCTCTGCCAAGGCCGCGCTGGCCGATGGCTTCATTCACATCTATTCGGGCGCCGAGCCGGCCACGGCAGATGCCGCGATTGGCGGTGCCACCCTGTTGCTGACCATCTACGGCGACAACGTGAGCGACGGCCTGAACCTGGCGGCCACTGCGGCCGACGGCTTCATCGAGAAGCTGGGCAGCGAAACCTGGGGCGGCACCGTGCTGGCCACGGGCACGGCCGCGTGGTTCCGCCACGTGGGCAGCGCCGACACCGGCGCCCTGTCCACCACCCAGCCCCGCCTGCAGGGAACCGTGGCCCGCGCCGGCGCAGAGCTGAACCTGTCCGATGTGGACCTGGTGGCAGCCGCGCCCCAAGCGGTGAACTACTACACGCTGCAGCTCCCGAGCTTCTAAGCGACCATGGCGGTGTACCTGATCCAGGGCGGGACGCTGCAAGGCTCCCTTCCAGTTCCCGCAGAGCTGTCCCCAACGGCGGGCATCCTGCTGGTGAACTACGAGACGCCCGGCGAAGACCCGTTCGCCATCGGGGCGGGCAGTGACGCCGGAACACCGGTACCGCCAAGCTATCCCATCGACCCAGCCCCGAACTGCCAGATGATTTTCGAGGCGGGCACGGTGAGCGCCTCCATCGTGACGGGCTGGTCCAACCTGCTGAGCGGCATGGATTCCAAGGTGATGCAAATCCGCTTCACCTACGTGCCCGAGCCCGGCACCGGATCGCCTCGCATGGCCCTGCGCCTGGCTGGCGGGCTGATGCAGGTGGATCTGCCTGGCGGTGCCATGGTCGAGCCGCTCTCCATGCGCGTCTCGGCTGGTAGCTACCAACTGGTGGACGCACTGGGGGTCGTGCAGGTGGACATCACGCCCTCGATGCTGCAGGACCACATCGACGCCAACGACAACCTGTGGGCCGACAGCACACCGGTGGTCTATGACCCCGATGTCATGGCCCCATTGGGCTTTGCTGCTACAACCATCGCCACCGGCAACGAATCGGCCGCGCACACCGATGGCGGCGACGCGATGATCGACGTGATTTACGATGGCCTGGCCGGCGCATCCACCTTCTGGGCTGACTTCTACCTTGCATCTGAGGAGGCGTAATGCTCCTCTACAAAGACCTGAACGGTCAGGGTGACGGCAAGGAGAACACCGTGCTGAACGGCATGCTGCGCGCCGGCAACGAGTTCATGACCGCGCGCGACGCCGAGAGCGAAGTGCAGGTGTCCGGCGAGTTCGCCTCCATGCGCCGCATCCCCACCGGCGAGACGCTGCAGCTGTGCGCACTCTTCGAGCTGGCCGATGCGCGCTCTGTGGACGAGGCCGGCAATACCACCGTGCTGGCCGACAACGTGGACCGTGCTGGCGGCTACAAGCCATTCACCCGGACTCGCCTATTCGATGCCTTCTTTGCCGAGACGGGCGGCACGCGCGGGCCCGACATGGTGAGCGGCAAGCGGCAGAACGTGCGGATTCCCCG